ATAACAATTCTAGTGCTGGACATATCTCCTTCATACTCTATTTCTGGAGTTACACTATTGAGTATAACTGGCATATCATATTTTCGCCCCAAAGTTGAAATGTAATCTAATGTTACAGTAAAATCTGGCGTAAAATATGGCAATATTTGTTCTAAAATTTGTGTGCCATCTTCAGTATTTCGGACATAAATTGATAAATTAAAATCAAAATTATATGGAACTGGAGCATATTGAGAACTTGCTGCACCAGAAACAGTATTGACAGAGAAGTTTTTATTTATTGTGTTAAATTTTCTTGAAGAATCGTAAGCTAGACCAACCAAATCAAAAGATATTCTTGGTACATAAGTGGCTATAGATTTTGTTAAATCTGGGTCTGATGTAAGTCTAGTAATAAATTTTTCTTTAGGACTGTATGTAAGCGGCACACGAATTCTTTCATGCTCTACAGTTCCTGCTCTATTATAACGAACCAATAATATATCATTGAATATTGTACCAAACCCTACTACAACTTTTCGTATTGTTCTATTATAAAAATGAGAATTATTTAACATTTTTAAGCTTCTCCAAATGGATTATTTTCAGAGAAATCTAAAATAGAATCTGCTTCTGTTTCTACTCTAACATTATCAGCAAAATCTTCAAATATATTATTACCAACTTGAGAGTCATCATTATATCCAATAGTTTTTCTCAATGCACTACTTGTATTTCCACGTACATTAGCAGTAGTAAATGTTCCTTGAACTCTAATTACATCTATTGAACTGTGTGCGGTATATGAATACACTATTGCTTGTGCGTTTGCTGTGGCTAATGAAGTACCTTGGTAAATAATTTCTCCAGGAACGAATGAACCGGTACCTGCTGGAAATACTGATGTGTTTGCTAACGGCAATGAAACCCGTTTATAACTATTAAATATTTGGTCATCAATTTCATCAATTCCGGTGGATATTATTTCTTCACTAAATACAAATTGTTTTAATTTCAATGCATAAACATATACATTACCAGCTCGCCCTCTACCAAGAGTATAGAACATTGCTTGGTCATTTTCATGTTCAATAAAAGAAATTTCAAAAAAGTTCTTCACTAAAGGAATATAAACTAAATCACCCTCTCTTGGGCGTGGTAAAGACACTGTAGCCGAGAAACGTCTTCTGGCTAAAAGTAAAGTTAATTCATCTTTAATTTCTAGACCAAATTTAGAAATAAAATCACCTTCGCCATCCATACCTGTAACATTTTCAAGGTACATTTCTATAGCATGAGCAGTGCGATATTCTTTTATAGTGTCTTCACCATATAACATATCAACAGAATCTCTACTTGTTCTTGGAAGATAGAAAACATCCATACCATGTATTTGCATGGCCTCTATGACGAGGTCCTCTACTAGTAATTGCTCACTAGTTATTTGATGTTGAGGAAAATTGTTAAAATAGAAATTAGTAGGAATTTTAAACTCCGATTAACCTGTAAATATTTCACTAGGTAAACTATTAAAATTATACATTTCTTCTTCTATAGATTTAATTTCAGTGTCTGCTTCATCCCAAATTTCTTTTCCATTTAGAGTTACACCACCAGGCATCTGAATTCCTCCAAATTTTTTCAAATTTTCTCCCCACTGTTTTTTAATTAATGCTGTACCATATCTTTTAAGAAATCTATCATCCCATACATCAGAAATGCCGGTTTTAGTTGCGGTGTTGGATGTTACATTTGAAGATAAACCGGTTCCAATAATTTGTATATTTGTTGGAGAATTTATTTTACTAATTTGAACTTCTTCTCCGCTTGACAGAGTAATAAAATCATTCTCAATTACTTCTTGGTCAAATAGTGTTGATGTTCCAACAATGATATTAGAAACTGTGTTGCCCGCTAATGTGCCAGTTAAAGTAACAGTGTCTGGTCGCATAGCACGATAACACTGAACCACTACATAATCTCCAACTAGTAAATCTCTAGACCAATCAATGTCTAAGAAAATTTTATTTTGTTTACGATTAAATCTGAACATCGGTGTTCCGGAGAACAATAAATTCAGAGTACGAATGTGTTGCATGGTAATCTCATATGAAACATATGACACAGATGTGAAGTCATATAAATCATGCAATCGCAACTGATAACGCAAGTCAAACATATTGATTGATGAAGAAGACTGGTCAAATGGTATGATACCGGTCACAAAAATAACTGCATCTGGGCAAGGAATATACCTGCGGTTAATATCAGTTTGTGTGATTTTATGTTTCATATAAATTTCTTCGCAACCATCAAAATGATAGTCCTCAAAGAATTGTAGTGCATCATCTATGCGGTCTTCAACCTGGTCATCGTCTACATTGATTTGAATCACTGGATGACCTAATCTGCGTAAGCAGTAGTCTTTGAATGTTGCTCTAGTTGTGGGTTTAGCCATTTATAGTTTCCAATAGTTATTATCTATTTATATCTTTAATGGACCAGTTAAAACTGTTCATGTCATATTAAGGCCCATTTCTTTACGAATCTTAGTCGCTGAGATTGAATGAATCTCTTCAGTGAATACCTCTTGTTCTATCTTATATCCAACGTCACGCCCATATGTAATGTTGACAATATTTGGCACAATCTGAATTTCGTACTGCCCTTGATATACCGGATCCAAGTCTCTTTGGATATAATTTTTGACTTGCTCAATTGCAAATGGATTAGACCCTTGCCATCCTTGACAATCCCTAATCTGTATAACTACTTGCCCAGTCTTTTCAATTGCCCTATCAAACAATGCTCTATGACCAGGATGCCAAGGTTGCCAACGCCCTAGCATCTGCACAGTTTCTTTTTGCCAATCAAATCTTGGTCTGCGTATATTTTCAAGAATGTGATTTCCAATAAACTTAACCCATTTTTCTGCGTTCTGTTCAGTAATTCTAAAATCATATAAGTCTGGCGGAACGAACGCCTTATTCGTGTCCTCATATCTACCAGCATCAATTGTGTCCATCCAAATTGTCCAATCTGCTTTAAAATTGTGACGCATTTCTGGCAACGGTGCGACAAAATCACATATGACAAAATCACTGGAACATTTCATAGCAAATTCAAACATTCGTATGCTCTGACGAATACGGCCTTCTTTACTAAAGTCCCAGTCGTTAAATCTCTTACGAACTTCATCCGCATTAAACCAATCAACAGAAACTTTTGATGCTGTTTGCCCAAGTCCACTTTCCAGATTCATCATCTTATATGGATTTACTTTAAAAATATCACCATTATACTCAAGATATGTTTTGAGTTTTTCTGCGAGGTAAGTTTTACCTGAACCAGGTAATCCCATAATTAGAATTTTTTTCATAATATAACTTATTTTTTTATTCAGTGTCGTCTGCTGCTGCTGGCCAGATATTCTCAGCAAGTTTTGCTTCGCCTGTGGCAATTGCTGCAATAAGGTCGGCAATGTCTTCACCAGAACTAACAATCTCAGTATCAGCAACAACCAATTTTAGATGTTCAACATTTCGGTCAATGTTACCTTTATGCTCCTTGTTGGGCGATGCACCAGCAGTTAGTTTTTCAATTTCATTTGTGATGACCCAAACGCTATCTCTAGCGGCTTTAATAGTGCTTTGAATTTCTGCAAGTGTTCTTGGTTGTCTTTTCGGGTTTTCCATTTTATTGTCCTATAAAGTTTGTGTTATCCTCATTTGAGGGAGTGGTTTCATTTGATGTAGAATCTTCTACTTCTTCAGTGTAATCTACGTTTACATTTCTCCAAAATTCAGTTCCTTGACATTTTTCAAGTATAGACTTCGGCAATACTTCTTTTGGATCCTTAGAAATTTTTTCTAAATTATTCCGAACATCATGCATATCTGAAAGACCATATACGGCCGCATCATTTTCTTTATGTATATTTTCTATCTTTGAAAAATCATGTTCAAAATATTCTTCATCTAAAAATTCATAAATTTTACGCATCGTTTCTTTTGGTTCATTCATTAAATCCTCATACTCAATAAAGTGAAGTTGTTTTTGTTTGCCGTCCATCATAACTTGTTGAATGCCGCCATAACTTTGACCAACAATGCCATTGGGTCCCGATAGAAGTTGGCATCTATTTTCATCATTCAGTGGTATATTATTTTTAATCAACATCTCATCTATAAAATTAACTTTACCATTTATCTCAAATGGATTCCTACGATGCATAGTAATAAATGAAGTCAGAATTTCATCCATGTTTCTTACTGGGCAAAGAATTTTTGCTTCAACTCCAAAATAACCTGGAATATAATGCATACGATTTACCCATGAACGATTTTTATCAATGATAACCGGTTTATCAACATCGGAATAATAATTTTCAATAACACTACTAATTATTTTTCCTGCTTGTTCAGCTTTTGGAAAAGCCAAAAATAATTCATCATTTGAGATTGCATTCTCCAGAGCAAGCATAATACCCACAACAGGAGAACTGGGTCCGGAATACATTCTAGGATTTTGGTTTAAAATTGAAGATAGTAGAGTGCTTCCAGACCGAGGTAAACCCGACATGAAGTAATATTTTTTCATTGAAGCCTTCATCATTTCTTCACGAATAAGTTCTTTAATCATTTCTTTCATTTCACATTTCTTTCATTGTTTATCAATAGATTCTATGATTTTATTTATATCATATAATTTTACATCATCTGTGAACGGATACTCAACCTCATTTCCATTAAAGTCAAAATCAAACAGATAACTTCCTGGAAGTTTAAAATTGTATGGTATATCAGTGCATATATTATCATGCAAATCGTAACCAAAAACTTTTGGGCTTGTTCCATTCCATAACACAGTAGATTTCCGTTTCATTGCAGCAGTGGCATGTTGCATACAAGAGTCAATTAATACTCTTTTTTTACTGTGAAGAAAAATACTAAACAATTCCATTAGTGATAATGACTGTTGTGGTGTAGCAAATACGTGTTCAGCATCTTTTAATTTTGGAGAATTTATTTTAGTAATTTGAAAAATGTGATAATCTTTTTTATAGTGTTCAACCAATTCTTGTGCA